TTCTCAATGAGCTCTTCTATTAGCGGCTCGCTGTATATACGTTCTAGGTTCGGATGGCCTGGTTCATACTCCTCCATCATCCATTCTAGTATTAATCCTTCTCCGTATGCTCGAATCTGTTTTGTCATATGACAGCCTTTACGTCTCTATACTCTACTGTCTTTTATGACTTCTGATATGACCTTATCTGGCTAATCCGCCAAGAGATAATCACAGTGTTTGTTTGTAAAGTATGGATATATTCCTTTACGTTCATTCTCAAACAACAATCTTGCGTTATAGAATACTAAAAGTTTTCTTACGTTTTCGTAGTATTCTTCCGCAGTTGCTGGTCTACCAGAATATTCAGCTACTATTACGTCTTGCCAAGCTTCTCCTGCTTGAACACGTTTAAATATAAAAGTAGATCCTAATGAATTGGTGAACGACTCATCATGGTCATAGGGGTCACATCCAGCTATGTATAGTCCAAATGGTGGGTCTTGAACAGGATACTCCCAAATTACTACAGAACCTTCCGGCTTATCGTCTTTCTTAAGATGGTATGTTGTAATGTCTCCACTCTTCTTTTCGTGAGCCATCACTTTACCATCTGACCAAGACAGATCCACTATGTGCTTCATACTCTACAATTTCTTGTTTGTACGAATTCTCGTAAGCTAATCCATCAGAAGCTTTCTAGGAAATATATTTTTACCAAGTTCAAGTACTGCTTCTTGTGGTTTTATAGGACGTTCTGATATAAAACGGTCTATTGACGACTAACTAGCACCCCCATCTTTAATCTTGTTTCTTTGGTTGATTAATTCCTCTATAGCAAGATCTTTATATGAGTTGCCATCATCATCCATGAATAAGAGTTTACCATTCTCATCTACGGCGTCCATATTACTCCACGACGGAACAAAGAAACCACATTTAGTCTCTTCTGCATTGTCGTCCCATATATTAGGAAAACTCAGTACATTGTATGCATCCGGTTTGTAGAACAGTTCTTTCAGTCCATCAAACGAACCACCTTCTGTACCGCCAGTACCGAAGGCTATCATCGTACCGAATGCGACACCATTATCTGTTTCCACAGCAGGTTGTTCTATACGCCATGCTGTCAACAGATTTGGGAATTTACCGCCCTCCTCCCAGAGTACTAGTTTACCACGAGTACCACGGATTCTTTCAGGGTCATTTTTAAGCGTTATACCTACTATACTAGATAAGTAACCTTGTTCTGTTTCTTTACCGAATTCATCTTTTACTTTAAAACCAGATACTCTCTCCATTCTGGTAGATGTCAATCTGGATTTAGCCCATGCTGTATGCTTATCGCAGAAGTCCATTATTTGCCAAGCTTTCGTAAGGAGACCGTCTCCCACTAAGTACTTCTGTTCTGATGCTACAGCAAAATTCTTTGAGCCTTTTATTAGCTCATAGTTACGTACCAACATAGATGCCCCTTTGAACGAATATCCACGTTGACGTGCTTTCAACACGGCCATATGTTTTCCTGTTATTTCTGCTTCTTCTATTGCATTGAAGTAGTAGTAATCATAATCGTAGAATCTAGGAAAACCTAATATACGTTCTCTTCGACGTCTTATGTTTCCGTGTTTATCTGTATATTCAACCTCATCAAGTTTCATGATGGGAGAATAGTTTAAGTAGAAATAGTGATATCCAGTTATTTCGTCTCCGTCTGGAGCAACATAACCGTTCAAACACCTTTCTCTTTCTTGGTCCCAAAATCGTTTATAATCGGTAGTACCTCTAGGGGCCAATGTATAACAGCCATGTTTTTGAAAGTGTATTGCACTTTGTCTAAACTTGTCCGTATTTTTTACATGTTTATTAAAGTCTACCATAATTGTATTATTTGTCACCGTCGTTTATGGACTCACTCTGTATCCAAAAGTAATAGCCATACTAAGAAAAAACAGAGGTCAGTGCCCCACAAAGAATACACGCATCTGTATGATCTCCTGTTTCTAGGAATTTATGGATTGTCGGGTTCCATGTTCGCTCTCCATCGAAGGCTTTTGTTCCAGATACGCAGCCATATACAACGTAACGTTTTGTTTCTTCCATATTATATCTCGTAGAGTCCTATAGTTCCACCACCCTTAACACGACCAGCTTCAGCTTGTTCTGCTTTAGCTTGCGTCATTGCTATTTCAAGTGACTTAACTATGCCTCCTACATCTTTTAATATTCTTGTAACCTTTATAGCAGTATCTATGTCCATCTAACAACTAGAGTATTCGTTTAATGCTGCTATAAGTCCTTCTGCTGCAGATTCTGACGCGCTTAGTAAGCGAGTTGCTGGAGTATCTTGAAACTCTATAAAACGCTTACCAAGCTCTATCACTTCTGGAGAAGGTGTATAATCGTCTATCCCGAACACGTCTTGACCTATCTTCTTACTTCTCTCTTTCTCTGGATACGCCATATAAGGTGTATTCCATTTGTATAACCACACAACATACTCTATTTCTTTTAGAGCTTGTGTTTTATCTTTAGAACTGTTATAATGATTCTTAAAAGGAGGTATTGCTAGGTCTTCTGTGCTTAAGGATATTTTACTTCCTTGTATATCAAACATTAGTTGTTTATGTTAATATAATTCTGTACTGAAGCTTTTGCCACCTTGCTCATCTAATCATTGTAGTAAAGGCCTGTGTTGTTGTGGTAGGCAGTATCGTTGTCGCCTAGCATCGTAGTACGAATGTATCCGAGTGTTGCTAATACCTATGTGAACGGTAATACATCTACTATAGGTTTTGACATCTCCTCTGACTACTCAAGAACCTATTCAAACGCGTTTCTTGCTGTGGTACCACATTGATATAAAGTTTTATCGGATATGGTATGATCGTTATTTAAGACTGGATAAGACACTTTACCAACAACCACATCCAGTGAAGCACTACTTGCTGGAGTATATGCCGCCTACCATATACCAGATGATACAACCACAGGAGCAAAGTCCGTTGACTGTATCTCCCAGTAATAGAATTCAGCAGGGGTGAATTTATTGACTGTACGGTCCTCCCATGCACACGGATTCTTAATTTTCTTTGCAACAGCTGTAAACGTCAATGGCTTGTTTTCACACAGCCTGTCGAACCCTGAGTACGTTGGTAGAATACAAACACGAGAGCTAGCATTGTTAATGGTTCTTTCAATACGTGTATTAGCATTCTCATGTATTGACGTACCATCTGCTATTCTAGATATGATATTATTGATATGATCTGTCTATCCTGCACCAGCAACAGCATATGTCGACATATTGTTCAAACCGTGTACGAGATCTTTAAAATCATTAATATTATCAAATCCTCCTGCTGTTAGTTTTTCTCGTAATGTTCGAATGTTGTCATAAGTATCTGTATCTAATGATATTATACCGATACCATCTATCGAGAAACTAGAATCACTTGTAGCCCGAATCGTGTCTGCAGTATGTTCATCACATGGCACAACTTTTACGAATTGCCAAACACTGTTCTAGTCTATTTTTATCTATGGGAACAAATTTATCAAATCGTCGTAGAGTGTTTCATCGTAACCAATGTTTCTTGGCAAAAGGTACTCGTCTATATCAATATTTATAGTATCGTCATAGTCTCTTCCTGCATATGGTTTTGTTGCTGCATTAGTTATCAGAGACGCCCACATAACAGACACTTTATCTGCATCTTCGCTTAGAGTCAGATTGTGATTATAAAATTTAGAATTTAAGTCATACTAACGACTATGCGTTACCACATTTTCAACTGCCACAGTAATCTCATCACCGACACCTGTAGACATTGCGTCTGATGAGCCTCGTGTGCTAGGGTATACCGATACACTTATTGTTGTACCTGCGTATCTTTGAGGGTCTGGTAGTGTAAACGTTCCACACTCATGATTGCTAAAATTATCAGTGGTAGCACCTGTAGCATACCTAGCAGCTTGAATGAGTGAATCCTCGATATTGAAATAATTCCAGTCGTCCTCTGTTCGTGCTGGAGTTGTCTCAGTTGCATTAATCGTATAACATTCATACGTTCTTGCTCTGTGTTGAAATGTCGTCTACGCGCTCTAAGCAATCCTCTTAGGATTTATTGTGTACTCTATTTCATTGCCAGTAAGAGTTCCTTTCTAACCATTACCCTGGTCCTCTGTTCCTCGCTCATGGCCTTCAAGCTGTCCAGGGTTCCATATATTCAACACAACGTCTGTAGCAGGAGATGTGGGATCGTACCCCTAATTGGTATTCTAAGAGATACTAAACAGTGTTTGGTCTATATCCGTGTTTTTGACTACATTATCGTCAACGATAGTATAGTACGTATTATCTTTTACAACTGCAAATTCAGTCGCGCTCACAGAGCCTCTAAATTTAGTAAACGGCGCATCAATAGAAACATATTGAGCTATAACAGCAAGCTATTCTGTCTTTAAATCAACATTCTCTGCTACAACAGCAAGGTCGTCTGTACTTAGACTTATATGTTCGGCTAATACACTATAATCTATCGCTATAAACTTTAGATTGCTAGCCTATATGACGTAATCTATACCGTATACAGATGGAGTAGACCACTCTAAGGAATTATCGCTCTTAACTGTACCTATAGAGAAATAACAGGATTTACTGAACGTAACAGGATCCTCACTCTACTCTGTATCAGGATCAGTCCATGTACTAGGTATAGTAGGCCTGTTCGGTGTCCAGTACTCATTTGGCACACCATATGTATGTGGGTTAGATGAAAGGGCGTCGTTTGCTCTATCATATGTACCACCTTCTGGTGCGTGTGATACATTGCTAGGAGGAACA